CTGGGCCCGGGAAATACCAGCTTTTCGAAGTGCAGTGTTAAGCACCTCACCCGAGGGGCCTGAGAACGGTTTGCCCGACTCCCTTTCCCTATCACCCGGAGACTGTCCGAGGATGAAGAGCTGAGCTGCGGGGTGGCCGTCTCCTCGGACCATGGGGCGATCGAAGTAGGGGCAACCGGTGCAGGTGGAAGGCTTTTCACTCATTTACCGTGCCCGTTTCTAGCGAGTTCGAGGAACCGCCTTTCCTGATCGGGGTCCGTCTGAAACTCTCCTCGGATGCTGTAGGTTCTGAAATCCCCCTTGGTGTGAACCCCTCGTATCTTGGCGCATCCGTGTTTTCCAGTGACGACACATGCCGCACCTTTACATTTTGGGAGGACTTCGTAGATTTTATCGATAACGTCATTTGTGAACTTCTCCTGGAGGATTGGACCACGGTTGATGTCGTGGAGTAGTCTAGCTAACTTTGATAGACCAAGAACATGTCCGTTAGGGATGTAGGCTACATCTACAGACATCTCAACAGGGAGGAGGTGGTGAGGACAAAACCCCCATATCTCATGCCCACGGAGAAGGATGAAGTTGTTGTAGCGCTCTTCAAATGTAGGGTATTCTACATCCGGACAGTTGAATATTTCGTGATACATGCGTGCAACTCTATCTGGCGTTTCGAGGAAATTCTGGTCTTTAGTGTCACAGTTCAACCCCTGAAGGATTAACTTCACACCGCGTTCGATTTTACCGTGGTCCACTAGTTAGCTCCTTCGTGCGACGTTCGATCTCCCGTTGGATATACCAAATGGCCTTTTTAAGGTCTTGGAGCTCGGTGGAAGTAGAGGTGCCTTTAGATTTGTGTGGAGCCCTCCAAAGGTATTTAATAGCATTACCTACATTGAAGGGTAGCCATTCAACCACATCAATACATTCAATTCCTGCAGGGTGAGTATTGTAATGAACAGGATGGTTAACAGGATCAGAAGTTGTTTTACTGCGGTTAACTCCGACACTGTCAAGCCGTTCTTGTACACGTTCACCTTGAATAGCAGCAGTGTTAAGTATTTCCCTAACTAAAGGGATAGCATTTGATCTATCTCGAGCTGCCTTTTTCGCGTTAAACCTCGCCCGACGTTCCGCTGACCATTTAGACGATGATGTTTTTCTTTTCTTCGATATAGCCATGTTTCTTCGCCTCTTTCTGTAAGTATTTCTGGAGTTCAATCTCCCAATCTTGTTTTTCTTCTGTCTCGGGTGCTCGGGTCATATCAGTGAGGAAGGCTTCCCAGAAAACAAGGGCTTCCGCTTTGGGGTCGGTAGACCCAGCATCTGTGTTGTAGTGACGTGTACATTCTTCAGAGGTAACGGTGTTGATAGCTCCGACGATCCAGCATTCTTTACCCGCGTGGTGGTAGTGACGTCCGAGGTACAGGTAGTATTTGTGAGACCAAGACATTGTGTCTTGTTCGATGATGCATTTTGGTTTGCGGAAGGAGATGTGTGGGTCGCTCATTGTAACCCCAATAACTTATGGAGCTGGCAACTCAACCTCCATGTTGGGTGGGATTGTAGAACTGCGAGGGCGAGTTTGACGTTCTCTTGGTTGATAGTTTTTTCTCCATTTATGGGAGAAACAAAAACATTTTCCATTCCAGGGTGAAGCATCACTGCAACTTTTTCTTCATCCCATTCTTTATCCACAAGGAATTTTATCTCGTTCGCTAACATCATCATACTGTCAAGACAATCCCATTTAGGGGAGACAGTAATCCACACTCGTTTGTTGTGTTGAAGAGCTGATATAAGGTTAATTGTTCCAGAGGTTTCAATGTGGATTTGGATCCCCTTCCGAAACGCTTGTTGGAAGAATCCCGAAGAGATCAAACTTTGTTGATGGATGAGAGGTTCCCCCCCGGTAAGACAGATGTGTTTTTCCCAGGTTTCGCCGATGAGTTCGTCTACAGTTTTGTAGGTGTGGCAGGAGAAGTCGGTGTCGCAGGTGAAGAAGCGGCCGTCCCAGGTTTGGCACATTGAACCTGTAGCTCCTCCAGATAAGATAGGATGACCTTCTAAAGCATTGTGTTTCTCTCCCCAATCTTTAGAAGCCTTCTTCCCTACAGGACATCCCGCCAAACGAATGAAATGCATTGGGGTGCCGACGTAGGTCCCTTCTCCTTGCAGACTATGGAAAGTCTCCGCGATAGGCAACCCTTTATCTCGACTTGTAGGCGTTGTGGATTGTTGTATCGTGCTCATACACCTTCTCCATTTCTAATCTCAATGGGGGTTTACAGAGATGACAGATAACCCAAGGTCCTCTTACCTTCTGTATCTCGGTTTGTATAAAACCCGCCAACGTCCTTAGGTTCTTGAAGTCGTACAGGATATCAGCGGGATTGGCTTTTTGTAACAACACCATTAGTCCTGCGATACGGTCTACTAAACTCGTAGGGAGGATGATGTCAGCGGTTGGGGTTTCACTCATTTTAGTACTTCCCCGGTCGTTGGGACTTCTTGGGTTTCTTTTTGGTTTTCTTGGGACTCATAACGTCTAATTATCTCCTTTCGTAGGGCTGAACGTTTACGTGTGTGGTGGGAGCGATGACAGGAATCGTGACACCACACGAGGTTCTCCGGTTTGTTGTTCTCACGGTTTTCGTCGATGTGGTGCAGGGTGATGTCTTGAGGGAAACGTTGGTGGTGTCGGTGTCCGAAAGTTAGGCCTTCGACTAATACTCCTATACGTTTGGGCGAGTCGATGAGATAACACTGACAGAAGTAACACTTCTTGTCGTGGAGGAAGAACCAGGCGATCTCTCGTAACATCTGGAGTTCGGATTTGGTGTCAGCCCGCATTATTGTTTGCCTAGTTGATTGAATTCTTCCCAAGTTAACAAACACGACACAGTACACGTCTCATCTAATGTTAACGACGAAAACACTTGGCCACGTTTGACAATTTGGCGAGCGATTTCGATCAGGAGGTTTTCTGAGGTGGGATTGAAGAACTTAAGTACCCCTGGCTTCTCCCATATAAGCCATCCTACACCTTTAATCCCTCCCGATTCTGGTTTGTGGAGAATAGTGACTCTATCTGTCTCCCAAGCTCCGAGATGTGCATGGTCTAGATCATCAATAATCGGTTGGATAGAGGATTTTATATCTCCATAATCAACTACCATACCTGTTTCTTCATCCACAGGCCCGCGGACGTAGACTGTTAGTTTCCATGAATGGCCGTGGAGGTTAGAACACTTCCCTTTGTGGTTGGGTAAAACATGAGAGGCTTCAAACGTGAACTCCTTACAGATCTCCATTAAACTCTCCAAAAACTGCAGAGTGAGCATCGCCAGAGCTGGGTGCTCACCCCGCGTTAGTTTTTAACTACTTCAACCCTAACCGTTTACGTCGACGATCGTTAAACCGTCGTTCATAACGGTTTTCGTAGAGCACCACAAAGATGCACCAGAGGGTGATAAAAACTACCCCCGTCATGCAGCTTTAACCGGTTTGAGGATCAGTCGGTTTTCACCAATTTCGTGAACCCGAAAGACAACTCCTTTTACGGTTATTTCTTCTCCTTGGGAGAAGAGGAATTGGGGTGAATTCTTTCGAAACTCCTCAACTTCTGCTGGAGTGTCGAGTGGACGGAGTTCGTTACTTCCTGGATCGTATCCCATGTTATTTCCCCTTTGGATTGGAACCCTTACCTTGTTGCATTGAACGGATAGACCAGGGCGCGACGTTTGCGTATTTCTTGTCCCCGTCGGTGTTGTGTACGATGTAGGCATAAAACTCCCCATCCTTAAGTTTCTCGGGATCATGCCCTTCAGGACCAGGGTTGTAACCTACAGCTGCGTAGTAGGACTTCAACTTCGAAAGCCCCATTGGGTGGCTCAACTGTGGGTTATCAAACGCGATCCGCCCTACTGTCGCCTCTTCCTGTGAAGCGAGTTGGAGAAGCACTCGTTTCTCTTCCTCTTTGAACTCAACATTCTTCACCCGAAAGTGGTACCAACCTTCGGGAAGAAGATCTCCCAGCGCGGCAACGTTTTGCATATTGTCTTGAAGTAACGGCATTGTTTTATTGTCCTCTTGTTTTGGATTTAACTACACTTTCTACAACCGGACGTAGTACGTTGTGGAGATCATTCTCAAACTTCGTATACGCCAGATCATATCTTTCTTTGGAATCGACCAAGATTGGTCGACCAAACTCGTCGTTGGCGGAGATTACCATTTGTAACTTCGGCCAAGAGTTGGTGTTGATGGTTATGTCGATTTTAGCCACGCTTAACCTCCATACTTACTGGAGGCCATATATGAGCTTGAACGGCTTTCAGAAGGTTAATACCTTCATCTTGGTTAAAGTGAACCCCAATCATTGCCATATTGATAGTGTTGAGAACGTCCTTCGCTTTTTCAGCTCTCATCCTTTCTAAGAAGATTGCATGATCACCCAAACGTGGCCTCCAGTTCGCTTACGAATTTTTCATAGTGGTTGGACTCTTCACAGTCGATGTCATCAACAATATCGAATATCTCTCCCTTTTTACGGAGGTCGTCTACTTCATGTTTGATTACGGTAGAACCTCGGTCGAGGTCGAACATTTTCAATGGACGTGGAAAGGAGAGAAGACTGCGTGTCTTCTTTATCCCAAACACTCCATAGATGATCCAGATGTAAGGGAGGTCGAGTTTGATGTTAAATTTGGCTGCAGCTTCAAGTAAACCTGTGTATGAGGCCGGAAGTAAAGCCGACTGGATCGCATCAGCATTAAACCTCGCTTTTACCTCCCAATAGTCTCCTCCTCCTCCAATTGGTTCACGACGAGCTACCCAGATTGGGTTGCCGTTCATATTTCGCATACGGAAGACGTTGTCGGCAGCTCGTGCAAACTCCTCGGGAGTTTGTTTACCCGGCATTTCGGGGAGACCTTTAATGGCGATAGGCTCCATCGGTTGCTCACCCTTTTTCGCCATCATCCCACCTTTGGCGTAGATACGCTCGATCTGTTCGTGAGCGAGGAAGACCACCTCGGTGCCTTGATCGCGGAGGTTTTTGCACCGCCGTACGAGCATGTTTAGACGTTCAGTTGTTCCGGGGTAGTTTTGCATGCCGCGGATTGTTTCCATCCCGGATTTATCGGCATGCTTCCCCATGTCTTTAGAGAAATACAACCGAGCGAGTTCACCCACTGAGTCGAATGCGACTGTTTTGTATTTAGGCATCTTTTGATATCCTTATTACTTCTTGTGGTCCATCAGTAGAATAACTAAAAGACGATTCAGAAACTTTCCATCCACAAGCTTTAAGTGTATTGCGGATAAGATCAACAACTTGAGATTTACCGCTTCCTGCAGGAGCAACAACTTTTATAGTTAGTTCTCTCATTTCTCATACTCCGTGGGGTCAACCACCCCTGCAAGTTGGAAGGCTTCTTTGCGTTCAACACAGGTACCGCATTTTCCACAGTGGAGGATGCCTCCTTTGTAACACGACCATGTTTGGTCGAGAGGGGCGTGCAGTCCTGCTCCAATCTCAACAATCTCCGCTTTTATAGACCTAATAAAAGGAGCTAATAGATGGACAGGTGTCCAAGCGTTTCCTTCCCGTACTGCTTTCTCCATTGCACTTAAAAACTCGGGTCGACAATCAGGATAGATTGCGTGATCTCCTGCATGTGCTGCCCAATAAACTTCACTAGAACCTGTAGATACCGCCCAGCCGACCGCGATAGAAATCATGATCATGTTGCGGTTAGGGACGACAGTCGCCTTCATTGATTCTTCTGCGTAGTGGCCTTCAGGAACGGGTTGATCGCCTGTTTGGGAGCCAGAAGAGATGAGATGTCGAATTGGAGAGAGATCCGCAAATTCCCACTCAATATTATGGGTTCTGCAAATCCTCTGTGCAGCTTCCAACTCTTTCGAATGACGCTGACCATAGTTAAACAACAACGCCTTCACATTCGGTCGGAGGCTCCAGAGGAGCACTGTGGAGTCTAAGCCTCCCGAAAAAAGCACGATTGGTTTACTCATCTATCACCTTCTTTCTACCACATATCGGGCACCAAAAGTAACATCCTACAGTGGTCCCCAAAAGGAAAGCAAGAATAATTATTATAGCTATCAAGTATGGAAGACTACTCATCAACATTTACCTCCTGTGTAGCTCCGCACCGTTCCGGCGGGGTGAGTCCAAGAATTTTGTAGTATTGCTCGTCAACGTAGTCGGGTTCTTTCACTCGGAACTGTTCCGGGACGATTCTACCGTGGTTTTTACACATATCCCAGAAGTAACACCGACGGTTGTATTTAACGCAGCTCTCATTCCACGCCCCATCCATCGCCCAGCGGTTGTGGGTTACTGCGTTCTCGTAGTCTTCTGCGGAGTGGATGAATTCTTTTTCAAACCGGAGGATATCTTCGTCAGAACGAAGGTAGGGTTCTCTCTCGAATGATACGCTCAATTGATCCTTTGCGTTCTTGTTTGGTTTTTTTAGGACATTCAGCAAGAATCCGTGAGGTCTTGTACCAAGGGACTTCCCAATCCCGTATAAATATCCAGTCGTCTGGAAATCCAACATAAACTTGTCGTAGAAGATATTCCCAGTCATCGCGGTCGTTTTGTGTTCGAGAAGCCATATTTTCCCTTTCCACGAGATCACCGCGTCGGTTTTGCCACGGAAGTAGTGGGGTTGGTAACAACCTTCATTCATGCAGCTGTAAGGTACAGAAGGGTCATATCTGTCTTTCACGAACTCAGCGAATTGGGTATTTACCTTACATTGTAGTTGGTGGAAGAAGTGGCAATGGTGTTTTGTGCCCTCCATCGGCACACAAAACTCAACCTCAGGTGAAATCACAGTCATCTCGTGGTCGGAGAAGTTGGAGGCGAAGACATCCACCATGCGTTTGGAGAGCTCGATTTGTTGTTCGATGGTTGTTCGTTCTTCGGGGAGAATCATCTGGCCGACGAGGCGTTCACGGTATTTGGCTTCGGAGGTTTGGACGGCTTGTTTAACGTCTCTATGGGCGAGAAACTCGGCAGCTCCTTCGTGGAAGGCTCCCCCTGTCATGAGTGGGATTGCGATGGAGTTTTCTTCTAAACCATCAATCTGATGGTATTTCGTCTTCATCGAACACTGTTTAAACTCTTTAATCCGCGATATATTCAATATCACACGCGATCTCCAATCCGGAGTTATTGCTTTTCAATGACTCCATTATATGCTTTTCAAACTCCTTTTTCACTATCCAGTGGGAAGCCAGAGTTGATGGATTGTTAGGTAATAACTATTCCTGATTGTATAACAGGAAGTTGTGTAGGCTCTAACGCTTGACCTAAATGATAATGCATAATCCTTAGCAACTCTTGTTGCATTTTAGTTACAACTGCTTTATTCACTTCCCCAACATGGGTCGGATGTTCAAGGGTGAAATTGAGCTCGAATGTAAGCTTAGCTGTCTTCATATCTCCTCCTTTACAGCGGCGTGAGGAGGCTGGGCCTCCTGGTTAAGTTTATACAACTTTAGAAGCGTCTCGCCATGAACGTAGAAAGGGTTTCTTCACCCATATCCCACATCGAGAGCATTTGAAGTCCGGGAATACTGCAGCTGCCTTCTGGTCGGTTGTAAAAGGTTCGTGCTTCAAGAAGAAACAAATAATTCTCATCATAACTTTTATCCTTTTCTGACCTCCAAACACAGCAATAGGAGAGGGGCTGGAGATCAGTCTCCCCTCTCCTACGGTGCGCGGGCGGCTACACCTGGCTGTGAGGGTTAGTGTTGCGTTACCCTCAATGTTTAAAAGGGTGAAGACTTAATAGACGGCAAAACGTTAGTCTCGCGATGTCTGAGGACCACCTTCCCCTGTTGCGTTGATAGTGGTTACCCACTTCATGGGGAGCACTTCCTCTCTTCACCCTTACTTTAACGGGAGGCGGTTCCCTTGTAGTTCCAACCTCCCGTTGGCGCCGGTAACACGACGGATGAACGCCGGCGCCAAACTGGTGTTAGACGGTTTCAACCTCTTCCGGCTCGTTTTCAGACTGAGCCGCCAACCACTCTTCGTGCTTCTTGGTGGCTTCCTCGTCCGCTTTCGCATCGAGCTCGTCTGCTACACCCTTCTTTGCGATTGCTTCGCGGATGAGCTTCTCCATCATCTTCTTCTTCTGCTGGTATGCCTTCATCGCGCCCGAACCCTGTTGTTTCTTCTGCTGGGTTTTCTGACGGGTGCGCAGCTTGAGGTATTCGGCTTCAAGCTGGCCCGAATTCGCCAGCTTTTCCACCTCGGCCTGGATTGCTGCCATATCGATCTGTGGTGTGTTAACTTCTGCCATGTGTTACTCCTTTTAAGGGTATATTTAACCCGATTTACAAAACCAGTATACTATTTCTTAGAAAGCTTTTCAAGATCCAGTGGGAAGGTAAAGAATTTTGCCATATCGTCTGCGCTGTGGAGTTCGAAGGTTTTCTTGCACCTCCCGTTGCAGGAGAGGAAGGTGAGGACTTTGTTGTGCGTGAAAGAGAGGGAACCGCGACAGTTAGGGCATTGGGGTTTTAGCTGCCCCGGCTGAGCGGGTGCGCCTGGTAAGTGCTTGCGAAGGATTTCTGCAATGGCCTTGGCGTGATAACTTCCAGCGTGTTTACCCCAATCGCCGGAACGTAGGCTCACATAATGCTCAATTTCTCTCGATGCCTCTTCCACCTGAGGCGTCCCTTGGGCCGCGCCGCGCAATGCGTTCACGTAATCAAACACGGCATCTTCCGATGGTCCATCTTCGTCACCGCTGCCCAACTTCAGTAGCTCGGCAATTCGATCTTTAAGAGTCTGACATTTTGCGCATCCGTCACCATCGCACTCAGAACAAGATTCTTGACGAATCCAGGTGGGCTGCGTTCCTGCCACGGAGGGAGCCGCGGCGTAAAGCATATAGTCATCTTTAGTAGCGGCTTCATAGCGTGCTTGTCGCGCAGCGGCTTCGGTGAGTGTTTCCTTAAGCCAACCACTTTGACGTGTCGCGGAGGGAGCACGCGATTTCAATCCGCATTGCTGACAATATGGCAAGCCATCCGTAAAATCACCGGGCCAATTACAATATTCACCATTACCACTGCGTGGCGCGGAGGCCGTCTCCGTTGCTTGGGTGGCCACTTTCTTCGCTTCTTCATACGATAACGGCTTACGCGGCTGCGATCCGGCCTCATGGGCCATTTCTTCTGGCTGGATATGAATTGGATCGCTGTACGGCTTTCCGCATGACCTATAACCACAAGCCTCTTTCCTTGTTGCCCCATCAATCGAACTATAATCGCCAATAATTGCATAGTGTCTTTGTATCGGCGGCTCAACCTTGGGCGCGGATGGCTCAGAGGGACGCGAAGCCCCTTTGAACAAGTGTGTTGGACAGGCATATTGCTTAGGACCGATTACCGTGAGCATCTCGGTAGCGTCACAATCAACGCATTTGTGGCGAGGCGGCTGCTCCCCTGTGGATGCTCCGCTGGCCAATTCGTTCAGTTTTGCCTCGGAGAGCCAATATCCACAGTGCGGCTCCTGAGCTGGGGCTGGGGCAAAGAACGGCGCTAATTCCCAAAGTCTCCACATCTCTGTGAACGTCTTTGTTCCGCAGCCTTCGCAATGAACGTAAGGACCGGCGGTATCATCTTGCGACGTAATCGGCTTCTGATAATCCAGCGCCAATTTACCCTGCCCAGCGCCACACTTCGGACACCTCGGCTGCGGAGAGGCTGAGACTGCGGCCCCCAGGCGGCGTAAAAGTTCATCCCGTATGGCAATGTGCCCACATCCGTAGCCTGAGCCAACATCACATGAGCACCCCCAATTAGAGACATGCTCGGCAAATTCCGTTTCAGTCATTTCCGTCATCTTCTTTTCCATTACCCCATTCCCCCAGCGTCAGATTTTTCCTCCAAATTAACTATCTCCGTTTGAGGTTCTTGCTCTAACTCAGTCAGGTTGCGCAACAACCGAGTTTTGGTTAAATTCAACATCTCTATTGCCTTCTCGGTGATTATTTCAATCTGCATTGCAGGGAGATGGGACATTCTTTCTGTCGCGTCTTGCAACGCTCCCATAATCCCATTTGAGGGCTCAACTCTCGCTACATGAGCTAGTTTCATCCCGCCAAAAGGTACCGCTGCCTGAATAGGCGCGGCAGAGAGTTTGTAGATATGCACATCCCAGTATTCGAACATGCATTTCTGTGTGAGAGCATAAAGGGAGTCGGATTTTACCAAATGGAGAGTAGGAGTATTCCTACTTTCCTGGATTAAGACTAGATACGTTTCCTCCGCCATTCTCCGCCTCCATCTGTTGAATTTTAAACCAAACGTCTTCACGGAAGATCTGGATGCCGTGAGGGATTTTCTTCTCTCCGATGATTGTTGGGTGATAACCGAGAGCTTTCAACTTTTGACAGAACACTACGACCTTCGCCAGGTTTGTTTGTGTGGATTCTCGGATGTATTCGGATAGACTTTGTTGGAGGAGGTCGGCTAGCTCAGTGACGAGGCTCTTCAACCCCCTCAACTCCTTCGGTTCCGCCCAAGGAGGATTGAAATTCTGCTGTAACTTCTTCTCCAACGCGCGGATGTGGTGTTCGTTATGGTTAGCCATTGATCTCACGCTCCGCTTGTTTTTTGATGGCTTCTAACTCGTCTGGGGAGAGGAGCTTCTTCGCCGTCTCCATGAAGAGTTTCTGTTCTGCCTGACGTTTTTGGTGGTAGGATTTGCGGTTGGAGAGAGAGGTGTGGAGGTAGTCGAGAGCTTCGACGCACTCTTGATAGATATCTTTATCTATACCCCCTGGCTCATCTTGTATTACATCATGTTTTTTGTCGGTGAGAAACTCCATCAACTCTTCCAGCCGTTCTACCTTCGGACAAGCGGGACCGCCATTACGTGTTGCCATTTTCTTTGATCTCCTGTTTTGATTTTTACTTCTACTCAGCCCGCGGAGAATTGAAAACCAACTCTCCATATTACAGTTATACTACATTCTGAAAAACTTATCAAGATCCAGTGGGAAGGAGATTATTTACAAACACCGAACCAATTTGTTTATTACGTTTTAACACTTCATACTCAGTCAACCCTATCCTACGCGCTTTTAAAGGCGTCCATCCTAACTCTCGAGCTTTGTTATGCATACACCTTTGACTGCAAAACCCCTTCCAGTCTGCAGTAGCTTTGTCTTCACGATAGTGTTTTAGACACGTCCTACATTTACACACCTTCACACAAACCTCCTTTGGATCGGAGGGAGCTGCTGTTCTTCCTCAGGTTGAGTGTTCTGAGTATTTTGGCTGTCTTGAGTGTTCTTATTCGCGGAGTTCCTCCGGGTGAAGGCAGAGCAGTAGAACGTGTCTGGGTTGAGCACTTCCAACACATTAAACTGGATATTGATTAGCTTACACTTCTTTATCTGGATAAGCTTAGTTACGTTAATTGTGGCAAGATGCGCACAATCCCTACAGCACTTCACCGTCATGGTTGTTCTCCTTTCGTGTGAAAACTTTAACATTGGTATCTATCCACTCGTTGATGAAGTCTGTAAAAGCATCAAACCGGTTAGTAGGTTTGATGTTGGTTGTTACCTCCTTTGAGCTTAGAGCCGTTCCGACTGGTGTGGGCGTGTTATTCACGGTAACCTCAACATTTTTGTAAAGTCAACAACATATCCATGTTGACCGAGCTTTTCTGTAACAAGACATTTCCAAATGCCTCCATCCTTTCGTGAAGAAAGAAGGTGAACAATCGTACCTTTCTTCACAACTGTAGAAGAATTACCTTTGAAGGTGTCTTCAGTTATGACAAACTTATTACTCATACATCCCTCCATGCTTCTCATCCGCATAAAACATCATCACGACGAGGTATCCCTTTGGCGTACACACCACAAACGGATCGTCGGCAAAATGGTTGTTGTGTAGGTACGTTGTGCTATACTCAGCGAGCACAGCGTGTTGTAAATCAAGCAACGTTACTTGTGGTGTTGACTCCTCCATCTTGCACCTCATAACCAAGTTTATGGAGCTCTGTTTTAAACTTCTCAATCGCTTTTGTATCTTCCAACTCTACCGCTTGACGGTAAGCTTTAAGATACATCACTACCTCTCTACTCATCGGTGGTTCGTTTGAAGGAGGAGTTACTACTCCATTGGGAATAATAGGAACACCTTCTTCTTTCTCAACAGGTAAAGCTCTCCCTCCCGCCAAAATCTTCGCCTCCATATGCAACACTTGTTGTGCCCAGTAAGGGTTGTCTGCTTTCCCTTGGGTTTCCCTCACATTCTTACGATACTTCCTCAAATTCGAACAATATACCTGGTATGTGGTGTCTTTTAACACTGCGAACCCTCCTTAAGTCTGCTTAATTATACCTTCTTCTTACTTTCTTTTCAATAGCCAGTGGGAAGCTGATGAAGGTA